CTCAAAGCCAGCAGGTAGCGACTCGCCCACCAAGCTGTTCCCAGTCCAGTTCTGCGCCGTTAATGCGCTAAAGCTGCTGTTATTCTTCAGCACCACAATCCTGTTCCACCTGCCAGTGTGTGCATCGGTAGTGCTTACAAAGTCTGCACCGATGCTGTAGGAAGGGTCAATGGCGATACTGTTATGCGCCATGATTAGAGCCTGTAAGCGATGACAGTGCCGCTTGTCAGTGTGATGCTGGTGAAGACACCACAGATCTCACAGCTTGCACTGAAAGGGATTGCCGACAGGGTGTTGCCGGTGTAATCCTCAGCCGTGAGGCTGGCAATCACCGAGTCCTCAAGGGCGACAATCTTGCCGAAGCGTCCGGTGTGCGCTGCTGTGTCGTCAATGAACTCAGCACCGGGGTAGGCGTAACCCATGAATCAGCTCCGCTTAACGGCGATGTTACCTGGTCCGCTAATTCTAAGTCCGGTGAAATACCGTTCCACCATCGGCGGAATCCGATCAGCGCCAGTCGCCCCGTAATTGTTGGGGGTCACGTCCAAGCTGCCGATCTTGACGTTCTTGTAGTCCTCCAGACCGCTTAGACCCAAACCATCCTTGTTGTTGTTCAGATAGACCGCGAGTTCCGCTTGCGCCTTCTTGACCTGATCCGGGATCTCCGTGTCGGTGAAATAATCCGTCGTAATGCGGAAAGGAAACCCAACAGCGTAAGTATTGATGTAGGTATCGGGCTTTCGGACCCCAGTGCGCGGCCACTGGAGAGACTGCGTATCAGTCGCACGGGCACCAAGGAATCGTTCGCGGTCGATGCGTTGCGCCGCTGTGTACAAAGCTCGGTTTTTCTGGTCATCTGTCGCAGATGCCCAAGCGGTAACGTCGTCGTTTTGGACGAGACCGTCAATTAAATCGTTGGCGTCATTCAGCGTCAGGTAGCTGTTTGCGCTTGCGCCCCCGACTGTTGCGTCGATTGAGATTGCCATCGGGCGTCTCTGAAGATTTCTCGGTTACAAGCTCAGGAAGAATAGAGGCCGCTGCCGAAACAGCAGCCTCCTGTTCCTTTGCTCGCCTAAAAGCGAACAAACCCATGATCAGGAAGCCGAAGCCTTGATCACGGCATAGTTGATCACCACAGCTTCGCTCAAAGAACCAGCGGACACATTGCCGAGGGTCAAATCAAACGAACCAGCGGCAACAGCACCACACCCAAGGGTGTAGGAACCAGAAGTGCCGCCAGAGGCGATGCAAGCGATAACCACATCGGTGGCTGCCACTTCGCTATTGGTCACGGTGAAAGTGACCTCAGCGCCAGCTGCAAGAGCTGCGCCATTCATGGTGATTTGCCCGCAAGCGTTGTTGAGGGTTACACCAGTGGATTTATCTGTGGCCTGGGTAACCGCTCCGCCAGAGACGTAGCCGATTGCCTTACCAGCAGAAACTTCGAAAGAAGATGCCATTGTTAGTTCCTCCTATCAGTCAAAGTTGGAGGTGTTGGTGGCACGAACAATGCCGAGATTCTTCAGCTCATAAACCTTGCTCCAGTTGGAGACGGTCTCAAGCTGAGCACGGGTGGGGTTGACAGTAGTCACCGCCCACTTCGAACCAACCGGGTGGTAGCAATAGTGCAGGTCGATCGACATGGCATCGCTCTTAGCGAGGATGTCACGATCGGTTTCTGTCTGCATTGCCATTTGCTCGCCGCTAGCAACTGCTCCTTCGGTGAAGAAGTAAGTTGCATATTCGGTCGTGGAACCGCTGCCCTCGGTTTGCACATCATCCGAAACGATGACCCGCAGACCCATGTAGGTCGGGACAGTGGGATTGCCGAAGGCAGCAACCATCGAACCACCAGATTGGGTGGTGCTGGTGCCGCGAGCATCAGCAGTGCTGACATAATCGATTGCACGACGCTCAACAAGGTCGTAATAGACCTTGGAGTGCATACAAATGGCAGTCAACTTGTCGCCTTGATCACCCAGAAGGGAGCGAGCTTCAGCAACATGACGTGGGCTAAGAACGGTGGGGGTATCACCCGATTCACCGTCAATAGTCAGGTCAAAGAATGCAGCCGACGAACTGGTGGTGCCCAGAGTGCCGAACACACCTTTCAGGGAAGCAAGGAGATCCTTCTGACGCTGGTTAGCGACATAATCGGCAACTTTGGCACCAATAGCAGCCATTGGATCGGAACCAGCTGCGAGTGCAGCAAGATCCCGTGCTTCAAAAGCCCGACCACGGTGCAAAATGACGCCAACTTGCTTGTCAGCCGTGATTTTGCCAGGAGTCAAAGAAGTGCTGTCGGACAGCACTTCAAAGTCACCCGAGAGATTTGCCTTCCAGAAAGGCACGTTAATGAAGTCACCGCCCTCAGTGGCATTCAGCTCGGCCATCGGACGCACAACACCGCTAGCCAGGAAGGCATCGCGTTGAGTGGTTTGCTCAATGACGTAAGGCGTAAATACCTCAGGAACGATGATGTCCGACCGGAGAGTCGCCATCGTCTAAATCCAAAAGTGTTTATCGGTGTTGGGCGTAACCCAATCGGCTCCGCGTAGCTTTGCCTTGCTCCGCATATTAACGGACAGCTTGCGCTTTTAGTCTTTCATATAAATCACGATCAGTTTTAAACAGTCGGGATTGTTCCGTCAAGTTGTAGCTTTCAGGCAAGAATGGATTGCTGATGCCAGCAGGTATCTCGCCAGTGCTACGGCCAATCGGTGCTCCACTGCCTTGAGGTGTCGGCTGCTTTTGCATCCAAGTTGGCAAGGTTTTGGCCCATTCCGCGATCGGAGTTCGCTCATAACCTTTGACAACAACAACTGTGCCATCTGCTTCCCGTTCAATTTGATCCTTCAAAATTTGCGTGTTGAGGATCATGTCCGGGTCATGGACAACATCTCTTAGAGCCACTGCGGCAGGGCTAAGAATTTCAAGCTCGCGCACACGCTGCTCCAGTTCGCTAATGCGCTTGTCTTTTTCAGCAGTCGCTTCTCGGAATTGCTGTTCCAGTGCCTGCCGAGCTTCGCTGTATTTACCTTGCTGTTCTAAATCGGCTTGTTCGGCATTGCGCTTAAATTCTTTGAGCGCCAAGTAATCATCTGGGACTTCACCGATCAACTCTTTCTTTTGGAGCTTGCCGATCAATTCATGATTTTTGCGCTCAAGAGCGTCAATACTTCTCTTGAGCGATTCGACTTGCTCATTAGACTCGGCTTCATTTGAAGCTACTTGCTGTTCCTGCTCTTCAGCCATAAACAGAAAAACCGTTTTGCGGTCCTAGGTTAGAGGCTAATATCCGATATTGTCAAACTCATTGCTTAATCCTCGTTTTGATCTTCATCTGTGCAAATAATTACTTCGACGCCTTGAGCCAAACGGCCAAGCAATGCACCAAGGACTTCAGTGTTGTTTGGGGTCGGGAAGATAAACCGACCCTCAATCATGCCATCAGAGCACTTCAGGTAGGTACACCCACCTTCCCAGATACGGCCTTTCATTTCTTAGCCGTCTTTTTTTTCTGTGTTTGCGACTTTTTTCTTGGGTCGGGCTTCCCGCTTTTTGCTGGCTTTTTGCTGTAACTCTTGGGGTTCATCGCCAATCCAGTCAATGTCCTCTAGTGCCATGTTAAACCGATTTCGCCATTGCACTTGACCATTCGCCAGTTTTACCTGGCGGGCGACAATTTTTTGACCTTTATAGTCGATCACCTCAAAATTAGATTCGGGCATCGGGGTAGCTTTCCGCAAGTTGCTTCAATGTTAGTTGTGATCCGTCTGATCTGACAAATCTCCTTAAGGCGTCCTTCGAACCATATTTTTTCGACAAATACTCATAGAACTCAACTCTTTTAGGCGACTTGAAGACCTTGAGTTTTTCATTCGGATTTTTTTCGAGCCAAGTGGCATAATCCGTAAATCGACTTTTCTGTATTTCTTCTGCCCCTTTGATCAGCGCAACTCGGATAGATCGGCAATTCCAATGAAGCGGAGGAACTGGCCCTTCGCCCCATTTGTAAATGTTGCCATCCAAACTTCGACAAAGAGCAGTTGTTCTGCTGTCTAGCAAAGCGCGGTAAATATATTTTTGAGTTATGTCGGAGTTGGCTAAGGCGACTTCTTCTCTTGCTGCATCGGTCACTTGTGTGACACTGGTGCGGACAATAGTTCGAATTTGATGAGTTGGCTTGACGGTGACAACACCGCCCTTTTGCGCTAATTGGTCAATAGTTCCGCGACTACCTTCCTGAAGCTTGCCCTTTAATCGCCTGACAATAGTCTCGACAGAATCGCCCATTAAAAGGCCAGTCCGAATGGTTTGACTAAAGATCTGAGCCTGGTTAGTCGT